TGCCAGCCTGCTTGGCAAAGCCAAGATTGGTCAAGCTCTCGGCCACACCTTGGCGTGATCCACCAAAAGCCTTGGCAGCGTTTGCACGTTCACCCATCTGCTGGATGGCAGTCTGGCGTGAAGACTCAAGGTCAGCCAATGCGTTCTTGCGCACCATCTCTGAAAAGGGATTCATGTAAGAGCCAATAGTGCCTGGACCTTGTCCAAGGCCCAGATTGGTCTTCTGCGCTGTGATCTGGCTGGGCTGATAGACACCGCCATAAGCGGCCATCTGTGCGGCCAAGTCAGTGCCAGTAATGCCTGGGCCAGCAAGGGCCGTGTTGACCAGAGCCTCCTCGCCTGCCTGATACAAAGGGTTATATCCAGCAAACTGCTGAGTCGGCAAAGCGCCAGCGACCCCTTGGGCCTGCTGAAAGTTGGCCAAGAATGCTTCTTTGATCTGTGGATCAATGGAGCTTGTTGATGTAGTTGTTCCACCTTTTGACATATCGCCACCTTATCCGAGTAAAGATTTCATTTTCTTGGCAGGCACTTTGCCCTCATTGATCATGTCCAGAAGTCCCTTGCCATACTTATTGACTGAAGACTTCCTGATCACATATTCGCCACGATCTAGATATCCAGCGCCATCATCTGGACCAGGAGGGTTCATGCCAAACAAACCATCGACAATACCTCCTCGGTTATAAATACCACTGACACTTTCGCCAGTTTCACCAGAGACGCTGACAGATTCACCAGTGACAGCGGCAGCGGCATTGGCGGCTGCCACTGAGTCATTAATTGATTCTTGGGATTGCCCAGTAACACCAGAGCTTCCAGCACTAGAAACAGGTATTCCACCAAGCCTAGCAATTTCAGCGTCAGCCTTGGCTTTGGCCAAGTTGGCAGCCTCAATGCGGTCATACAGCCCTGGGTCATATCCACCCATTGGTGTGTTGGCCACAAAGTTCTGATAAGGGTTTGTGAATGGTTTCATCTGGCCCATGATCTGAGAGTATGGGGATGCACCACCAGCTGTCACAGCAGGGTTAAATTGAGCGCCAATGGGGATGGACTGAAAATTAGCGAATGAGCCGCCAATGCCCATGTTCGCACCAGGCGCTGCCGTTGCTGGTGTGTAAAACTTTCCACCGGCATTGTTCTGAATCCATGACAAGTCAGCATCTGTCAGGTTAAACATATTCTTTGCTTGCGCTGATGTCACCTGATTCTGGGCCAACAAACTATTGAGCAAGGCAATGTCGCCATCCTTGTATGCTTTTTCAAGCTGGGCATTCAATGCCGTATTGGTGGCTGGTGTTGTAACTGGTGGCTTAACGACAGGAGGAGTGACCACCGGAGGCTTGACCACTGGCGTTGTCACTACAGGGGGAGTCACCACAGTGGGTGGAGTTACCACAGTGGGTGGAGTCACCACCGGAGTTGTTGTGACAGGAGGTGTCACTACAGTTGGAGGTGTGACCACTGGTGTGGTCTCAAGCAATGACGCAAGCCTTGTTTGCTCTTGTCTTTGTCTTGCAGCCAATTCGGCTTGGGCTGCTCGTTCATAGGCCAAGTCAGCCTCAGTTGTTGGCGCTGCCGCTTCCATGCGAGCCTGCACACTCTCAGGCGTTACGCTAGTGGCCCTTGCAAGGTCGCCAGCGCTGATGCCATACTGATTCATGCCAATTTCAATCTGGGCATCGCTCAAACCTTGAGCCTGAGCCTTTGCAAACGCATCAAAGATTTGTTTGTAATACTGCTCTTGGGTCATCCCGTTATTGAGCGCGTAATTCAGTGCTGCTGAAATTGCCATATTTATCCCCTAAAGTTCCTTTGCCATTACAGACCATTGTGGGCTGTAACCTTCGTCTTTCAAAAATGTCTTTGACCAGCCTCTTCGGCCTGCCAAAGTCACCCTGGTGCAACCAATTGATTTGCCCCAGGATTCGATCAATGGTCTCATCCTTGAGAGTTCATCTAGGTCGCCACCAGCTAAGAAGTAATGCAAACACTTCAGTCGTGGGTAGACAATGATCTCTGTCAATACCACCGAGTCCTTGGCCGGCCACAGCTGCAATCTGTGACCCTCGACCATCTCAGTGACATCGTCAAAATTATGTGTGCCTCCAGAGTATTCTAATGCCGCCTCCACATGGTGGCGTAGCCTCTCCAAATGTTCTTGGTCACTCATCGCTTACCGGCTGGGACAGCATCAAGCCTCATCACCCCAATTCGCCAGTCGGCCAATACCGCACCAGTCACCTTCACATTGACCTGACGCGCTGCAAACCGGACATCAGTCGGGTTGGCTGCCGTGTATGGCCCAAACGTAGACTGCGCACCAGTGGGGTAATTTCGGGTTTTGAATGAAACCACCGCCTCACCCAAAGTCTGCTCATCTGGGACAACTTGCCTGACCGACATGATGTTGTCGCCATTGCCCAACTGCACTGGGCCAGACTCAGCGTAGACGCTGGCGCTGTCATAGGCAAAGCCGACCTCATGCTCATAGACATAACCATCTGTAGACACGGCCATGGGGTTGGTGAACACTCCGGCATCAGTGCCAGCAGTTCTGGCCAATGTGCCTATGTTCCAGTGGTTTTCTCTGTAGTTGAAAGTGCAGTAGCTGTCATTCTCATTGCTGCCACTGCTTGGGTAGTACCACCAAATCTCACCATACTGGCTGTTGTGGACCGCATAGACCTTGGATGACTGATTAAAGTTCATATTGCCAAAGACATAGTCGGACACATCGCTTGGCAGTGGCTTGACATATCCGTCATAAATCCAGAAGCCTGCCTTGCTCATCCAAATGGCAGCAGTGTCAATGGCAGCCACTGCCTGGGCTGAAATGAGACCGCATCCGCTTCCAGCCTTCTCAAAGCCATAGACAAATGGAGCGCCAACATACTGGGCCGTGTGGACATCGACATCTGTAAACAGCAAATTGATACCCTTGACCCGCTTGCCAGCAATGAGAGTGCCAGGCGTTGCAAGCTCATAGTCGCCTGCCTGGTTGTCGCCAGCTGGGGTCCAGACTGTATTGTTCTCTTGGTCGCACCATTGGACCTTGCGTGGGTTTCCACCAGCGCCAAGGGCAAACATGATGCGCTCGGCAGTCACCATGACCGCCTTGTTGCTCGTTGGGGCATTGGTGATGACAGCTGCGAGTGTGGGGGTTGTGAAGCCAAGTTGCCACTCATAGAGCTTGCCATCGGCATTGGAGCAAGCAATCAAATATTGGCCCCATGTGTCCATTGACCATGTGGTGGCCGGAGTGATTGCACCCAAATCAGGTCTGGCCACACCATAGCTGAATTTGCCATAGTCGCTGTAGCCGTAACCCGTCTTGACAATGGCATCAGCAACACCGGCTGTAAAGCTAGTCGGGGTGATTTCCTTGATCGTGCCAGACTCGCTCATGGCATAGAGCTTGGTGTGCGTGCCAATGCCGGTAAATCGTGTCGCGCTATTGTCGCGCCAGCTCAAGAAGCCTCTGCACATTCCGCTGATCTGGGTCGATGAGCGCTTTCTCCAGCCACCCATGGGCCGCAAAGTATTCTCGTACCAGCGCACCAGATTTGCGTCATACCACCGGCCTGCTGACTGGTACTCAGTGCCGTTTCTGTAAATGCCTGGGGGGAGTTTGAGGGGTATGTACATGGCAGTGTTTAGGTAATGTTTGAGACAAAGCTCATTGTGACAATGGCTGATGGGACTGCTGGCCGTGTGGGGGTTGTTCCGGCAGGGTATTGCTCAATCGAGACACCGACATCGGTTGTCCTCCACATTATCTCAACATAGTCATTGGCATTCAAGCTCAAAAAATAATTCATAGCACCAAGGGTATGGAATGGATCACCAACACCTTTTCTGGGTGCAAAGCCGAATCTGCTGTTTGAGTTTGCCGCATTTGTGCCATTGACCCGAAACCAGACATCCACATCTTGAGACGCATTTGTTGTGTTTGTAAACTGAATGGAAAACTGCAAGTTCCAGATTCCGGCATCGGCCACAGTGATTCTGGACCCACTGGCAATTGTCACGCCATTGGAAAAGTCTGTGGTGTTGAATGTGACAGCGTAGGCCGTGGTGGTATTGGCAGCCACCTGGTCGGTTGAGTCTTGAAATGCCCCATGGGGGTTATTCATAAACTTGCCGCCTCTTGGTCCAAACAGAGACCCCAGCACTGTAGTCAGTTTTCTGAAGTATCCATTCAAGGCACTGTAGTTCTCATTCAAGTGCCTGCGCTCATACGCCTCTGGGGGGAAACCCAGACTCGGTATCGATGGAGTCTCTAATTGTTGCTGCTTGGTGGCCATGGCTAATTATGTCAGGACAGACAGGGCATGGTTGATGTGCTTGATGCGATCATCGAGGCCAATAAACCCGCCATTGATCTTTTTGGTCATGGTCCGATAGTCTTGGTTGTCTGCATACTGGTTGAGCTTGTGGGTGTCCCAGAACCATCCGGCAGTCAGCGCAGCATACTGGGGCGTGGCCACCAGCTCCGGCTGCATGATCAGGTCCACCCCCAGCGCCTTGCCAGCATGGTGGTAGTTCGCAGACCCTGTGAGCTGGATGCATCCTCGGCCAATAAACCGCCAGGCATCCCCACTTGCCTCATCTCGGTTGCCCATCCGGTTGCTGTAAACAGTCGTGGCAATGAGCTTTGGATTTCTAGCGCAGGCTTGGGCCTTGGCCGCGTCAAAGCGCTTGGGCCAGAGCTTTTGCAAAGCCTCTGCCCTGTAATTGAGATTTTCTTGCAGCACCTTGAAATTACCACATTCATGGCCACACTGGCCAATGAATGCAGCCTGTCGCAATGGCGTTGAAATGTCAAAGCGCTGGAATGTTTCATTGAGCGCATCGACCCACTCTGGGCCAATGTGCAGCTTGGCCAGTTGATCGCTATTGACCATTGACGATTCTCCTTACTTCTTCGTAGGCGCTGACGCAGGCGTTGAGCTTGGTGATTGCTTTGTCTCCATCGGCTGCGATGTCGATAAGAGCTTCGATAATCTGTCGCTCAGATTCGGCTTGAGGGGGATCGATGGGTTGTGGATTTCCAGTGGCAATGGTGGCACTTGGACTGGCTTGTGGACAACTTGGGGTTGGGAGCCGCAGCCGGCCAGTCCTAGCAAGCTCATGCATAGCAGACTGTTTCTTGACAATAT